AAACTACCGGAGCAGGGAAGAACAACCACCGACTCATTGGGTGAACTCCACCGAAAACACGACATCGGTCGCAGCCACGTTCGAAGTCACCACGATCGTGAGCGCGCTGTCTGCGGCTACCGTCGTGTTGCTGATGACTGCTGTGGTGCTACTCGTGGTGACTGATACAACGCCGACCGTCAATGCCGCATTCTTGAGCGTTGCGGTACACGTTCCCGCACCACTACGAGCATAGAACGATGTAATCGTGCGCCCTGCGACTACGCCTGGGTCGATCGTGTACGTCTTGTCGACGATCGTTTCAATCTGCCCGGTGTACGCTGCCGCAAGGGCCGGAAGCCGAGCAAGCGAGACTGTGCCGGCGATCAAGTTCGCCGCGTCGTCTGTACCGGTTGCCGTTCGATACGCTCCCGCCGTTGATTCGCCTATCACGCTTGAGACATGGCCTAGGGTGTCAATCTCAACGCTCTTGACGAACGCAGGACCCGTGCCGGTCACCGGCTGCACCTGGTGGGTGATAGTGCCGGTCGTTGTGATCGGGCCGCCGGTCAACCCCGTGCCAGTGTCTACCGATGTCACCGTGCCAGATCCGCCGCCGCCAGCCAGGGGAGAACAGTACGAGACCCCGGCATCGCTGAGGGTCACCCCGATGGTCTGAGCGCCGTTGGTTTCGACTACTTGTATCGTTGGATCTGCGACCGTATTCGATGCGACTTGAATCGTCCCATCCCACAGCGAGTTGTTCGCGCCGGCGTTGGCCGCGATCGTGAACACCGCGACCCCGCTGGCGGTTACCTCGGATTCGTTGATGCTCAGGCCGTCAACCTGGAACGTGACCGTGGTTCCGTCGCCGGGATCGGTCGCCAGCGTGACGTTCATCGTCGTTACAGCGCTATTCGATAGCAGAATGCGCGTCGGTGTACAGCTCATGATTCCCCCCGGAATGGTAGTAGCTTGTTCAGTTTATCACGTCTTTTGTTGCATCCGCAACCGCCCCCGCTCACCTTTTCAACCACTGCCTTTATGCCTGTTTTCTCTGCGACCCGCTCGACCAGATCGCCTAAGCCTCGCATGCTTTCCACAGACGTACGTTTGTTCAATCCCATTAGCAGTCTCCAGAATTAACCGGCGTGATGCTGTTGATTGTCACCACTGTTTTTAGTTGGTTCGACGGCTTATCGTTTGCCGTGCCAGAATTCCAGTAGTTAGTGATATTCGCCTCAGGGCAAGGTTCGCAATCATTTCCGGTTGATCCACATGCCCAATCAGCGTCGTAGGAGTACTCAAATATTTGATCCTCCCAGCCATTCAATGAGTTTGCCCTGTATTGAGAACACGCATCACCAATGACGAATTCCCCTGTGGAACTTACAGGGTTACAAAATCCATTCTCGGTTTCTCCCGAGACGCAATAGACGCAAGGGTCAAATCCAGACGGGTTAGTTGTGGGAGAATAGAAACTGCTAGGACCAACTGCAATGACATCGTTGGTAGCAGTAATCTGTAGACCTTTGCTCAGCCAAGAAGCAGTTGTAAGTCTGTTGTTTTGACCGTCTGCGAAAGGGCCGAAGTTGGCGTTAATCGCTGCATTGATATTGGCCCAAGAGGTCGGAAGTGCGCTATCGAACGCTGCGTATTTATCAGACTCGAGCGGAGGGTTGCATATATTTTCACCGTCCATCTCGTAGACCATTCGGGCCTGAGTCGTAAAGAGAGAAGTTGCAGTTGGTGCTGTTCCCGTCTCGGTAAGGTCTGCGGTTGCACTAACCTCACAATTCGGAGTGGTACCAATAAACAGGAAACTTTGCGTGAAGTACGAGTACGAACCTATGTTATTGACAAACTCCATATCGACGTTCCCAGGAGAAACCAGAACGTCCACAACGCATTTCTCGATGCACGACCCCCGGTTTGAACAGCAAGGGTTGTAAGTAGGACCCGGCGTATTGTTTCCTGGACCAAAGTCCTCTGCAATTTTTAGCCGTTTGGTCATCTTCAATACGTTTGCTGGAGGCGTAGTTCCCGACGGCTCGTCATAGTTAAACGCCATGCCAACCTCAAGTTCGGTCCTCCTCCTTCCACCAGAATTGCAATTACCTTCGCCACACGGGTAGCCGGATTCAGTGAATGATTTGCTTGACCAACTACCGGCAATGCTTGGGGCCGCTACCCAATAAGGATCGCACAAATTCGATTGCGTCCAGGTTCCCAGGTCGTACGGGTCTGTTCCTGTGCCGGTTGGCGGAGCCATGTAAACAACAAAACGGCACTCGTAGGTAATATCTAATTCCATGTCCGCATCATGGCCCACTTTGATGTTTTGCCTGGGAGAGTCGCAATCAACCGCGCCTTTGCAGCAGTTTGTGATTTGCAGGTCTGTGGTTCGCCCTCCTTTAATTGTGTGCTTTAGTGTGACATCGACCGCAACAAGATCAAAAGTATTTTCGCCGTCTGGACACGTCCAATCCTCTCCATCGCACAGACACACGAACGGACAGCATTTCATAAGCATTGACATCAACATTCCCCATTGAACTGGTTCGGCCACGCGAGGAAGATACTGAGCTGGTCACCGCCCTGGTAAAACCAGCCAGGTACCACCGTGCTATCTGGAATCGGTTTTAGCTCGTAGTTACCTGGTAGCGTTGTTGTGTCGATTCCCATTGCGACGCTGTTTGTGTTCTGGCTCTCGTACACGTTCCACCCGGTTAGGAATGTCTCATCTGAGCTGAGGCCCTTCACCGGCGCGGTGCTTGATGTCATCGTTTGAAGCGTCGCCGGCTTCACGACGTAGCGCCACTTATTTTGACCTACCCCGCTGATCTCAATCTCTGAGCTGGATTGAATCTCGTAGAGCTGGGTCATGCCCTGGACAGTGTTTAGGTATCCGGGGTTCATGCGGTCGCCCCCGTAATATACGACACTTCTGAAGCTGTAAAGAACTCCGAGAAGTCGGCGCCCTCGAGGTATGGTTGCTTCCAGTAGACCCCTCGAGTGTGCCCGATGGATCTTGGATCGCCCTGATAGGTGTTGGTCCCCATGGTCGTCATAAACGTCGGTCGAGGTACTTGAATCGCGTGGCGATATGGGTGGCTAGCGCATTGAAAAACCACAGAAGTCCATTCGCCATCTAGTACCTTGCGCTCGATGCCTGTACACAAAAGCTCACCGCGAGTGAAGCCAGCAAAAGCTGCACTATTCCGCTTCCCGACATAAGTAGCCGCCTCGATTGGCTTGAAGGTGTCCGCGACGACTCCTCCGAGAGTTGAAAAATAGGCGCCTCGCCTGAGAACTTCAACCGTTACAGCAACTGCCGGCAATAAAATTGAGATTGGATTTCCATTCCAATCGAAGTACTCGCCACCGATGTCACCAGCTGGTCGATAGGTTCCATCGTCTGGACTGGCTGCTGTCGGTGCTGACCCTGCGGCAGCGTTCAGATTGCTATTCGTCACCCATTCGTCGTCGGTGAATTCACTTGCTACCGTTGTACCAGTCGGAAGATTTGGAGTGCCTCGGTACGCCTGTACTGTCTGCCCTGTGATTGTTGTACTGAGCCTGATCGCCACATCACCATCACCGCCGGCGGATGTTCCCCAGTCGTATCGCGTGAGGCCGATCGTGATATCCGTGCCGCTGCCATCGGCGATCGTCGCACATTGAACCGTTCGAACGATCATGGCGGCTGAGTATTGGATCACCGAATCAACCACCAGAGGCCGACCAGGTATCGCGCTGATGCCGGCGTGGCCGGTCGATATCACAGCTGATCGAACTTCTGCCGCTGTGGTGTTATCTCCGAACGGGTACAAAAGTACGCGGTACGTCACTGAATCAGAGATCGCACCGAAGTGTTCAGCGCCGGCAGTTGAGTTGCTTAAAAGCGTTTTGGCATAGGTCGTCATTACTCAGACCCCATCATGAAATCGACCGCCTGCGGCTTTAATCTTAAAGGGTATGCAATGCCCGTTTTTCGAACTGATCCCCCAAGCATCGCATCCATCAATTGCATCCCCAGGCCGACGGCGTTCCCTACTTGCGATTCGGATCCCGTTGCGGACAATATTTCCTGGGCGGTGCCGACGCCTTGCTTAACAAGGTCGGGTACCTTTTTCAATATAGGGAATGCATCCCTTAGTCGTTCGGGTAGATTCTTGAAGAATCTAGCAATACCCTTTAAACCGAGATTCATTGTTTCCATCCAGTCGGCAAACATTTTGCCCGGATTGTATTTCGTCATTGATTCAGCAAGCGTCTGAAACGCCGGAGCGATCGTGTCAGCTACTGCGGCGGCTAAATTGAATAGAGGCTCTTTCAGCTTAAGCATCGCGTTTGCAAAGTCTGGTGAGAGATTCATCATCAGGCCGATTGCCTGGCTGATTCCGAATCCTCCGATGCCGGCAATAGCCATGCCCTTGAGCGAAAGCATCCCCTTGAAGGCGCCGCTAATCTTCTTCCTCAGCCCCCCGAGTGCCTTCGTGAGCTTGGATGTATCGGCGCCGAATAGGACTGTGAGGTTACGTTTTGCCATCGCTGTAGCTCCTGGGATATCTCATAATCGGTCATCTTGCGCTGGCCGCTCAGCTCTTCGATCAGGATCTGTAGGTCAATAAGATCCAGCTCACGAACTTCCTTCATCGTCCAGCCAAGGCGAATCGCCAGGACAGCGATAAATCGTCGCTGCTCTACTCGCCCAGCTCGTTGCGGTCGATCACTGTTTCCATGCATTGCTTGAACTCCACAACTTCCATGGTTCGAACCGCCTCAGGATCGAGGCCGAAGCATCGAGCCACTAGCGTCCTAGCCTGCTCCATCTCGGTCATCTCAGCGGTGTCTTCCATGTCTTTGAATTGGATGTTTCGATGGTATTCGTATGGCATCAGCTGGCCCCACTTCCTTCGATAATCGTGATGTTTACGCTGTTGGCTTCGTCGACTGATCCGCTTACTTCCACGGATTCGATGTACCAGTTCGTGCCAGTAGTATCTACCGTGGTGTTGCCGGTTATCGCCCAGTCGATATAGGATCCGGCCGCTGGAATGCTTGCTGCTATTGGCGCTTTGCCGGCGACCGTGATCATGAATGGTGCGCGTAGTCCTGGCACCTGTAGCTTGCGTCCGGAGTTCGCTGCGGTGAAGTCGACCGCCGGCACATCGCCTCCGCCGAATGTCAGCGAGTCCAGCGGGATGTCTGTGATAGGTGTACCGGGATGCGCAATCCAAGTGAACGCCGTATTATTGAATGATGTAGCCATCTGATCAGCTCCCGAAAGTTAAAACCGTGGATAGTGTGGATGTGTAGATCGGCTTGGTATCTGCTCCGCGCAGAAGCACATCACCCGATCGGCTAGATTCTCTGGTCATGAAGTCCGCTGATGCGATCAGCTTCACCAGTAGATTGTCGGCTAGGTCTTCTACCAGTATCCTCGAGCTGTCCATACAGAAGAACTGAAACCGAGCGTGATACGGTCCACCTGATCCCGCCGCTGTCTCGGTCGCTCCCGAGTCCTCGAGGCTCCAGACGATTGCGGGTATATCTGTCTCTCTGTTGCGGATGTCTGGCGTACAAGCTGCCGCTAATCCAACCAGAGCTGTCTTGATCTTCTCATCAGCGCTAGCGAATGACATTGGCAAGCTCCTTCGGCGTCAGTGTTTTACCCTTCGCCATCTGAGTCGTCAGCGCCATCGCCATGGCTGAGATCACTTGTCGCTCGAGACGTTGGGCCGCTGAGTATCTGATCTCTGTCTTGGGTACTTTCCGACCCTCTTTCTTCGATCCCTTGCCTGGCGTGAATCCCCATTCGATCATGGCTGCTACGAAGTTGAACCGCTCTTTGTCGTTGATCCATGATCGAGTTGTGACGCCTGATGACTTGAAGTCTGTCCGCGTCGACCAGCTGCCCTTCTTCCTGATGCCAGCTCGAAACCCTACGATCTTTCGATCTTTACCCTTACGCTTGTACGTCGTCGCTCCGCCCTTGCCGGTCCTGGGTTGCTCTGGTCGGATCGTCATCTTCTGGTACTTGTCTCGAGCTTCCTGATTCACGATGTCGACCGCTGCTTTGTGAGCATTCCGAAGCGCTCGGCGTCCGTCATTGCCGAAGCGTAGAACGTCTTTCTCGAACCCTTTGAGGTCTCGCCGGCTGAACTGCACTACGTCACTCACGCGGGCGAAGCTCATTGTTCGATACTCACAACAGTTAGCTCGAGGTCTCGCCGTAGGCCGTTGGGGTCTCGGATCTTCTCAACGTCATAGAACGTTGTTCGGTACTTCACTCGCCAGTCGTATCCGATCATCTCGGTGAACGGAAGAATGATCTTGGCGGTCTCTCTTCCACTCTGTCGGATCTCGCCCTGGTCATCCTTGGATACGGCATCGACTTGAAACTTGACTAGGCCGGTGAACTCCAGCGAATAGGCAACCGTCGCCGTGCCGGCGTCATCCAGCGTCTGTGTGGCGCTGTAGAACTCGACCGCGTGAGTACCGCCCATAGGTCAGAGTCCCCCCAGCTGATGATTCGTGATGATGGTTCTCAAGCTGTTTGGCATCTCTGACACCATCGCCCCAACCACTGAGCCTTGGCGGTCTCGCCAAAGGTTGTAGCCGAGTGCCATCACCGCCGCTTTGACCGCTGGCGTCACTCTGCCGGCGACTTGCATCGTGGCGACGTACTCGAAGGCCGGCGACCATGTACCCGTGGCTGACTGCTCAAACGATCTAAGGCCGTACTTTCGATTCACATACCACTCGGCGGTGACCGTTGACACCAGGGCGCCGTACTGATTCTTTGTCACGCTAGTGATCGTCGGCTCTGGCCCGATCGGTACCGCAAGCCCTGGCGTGATCGGTAACGTGATCGTCGTCGCTCTGAGATACCAGTTCGTAGACGTTTCCCACATCGACACCCCAGCGTCTAGCGATCGCTGTACAGCTGGATCGTCTGTCGTCCAGGGGATACGGCAATGATCCCGGAACTCTGAGAGCTGGAATCCATGCGCGGTCTGTGCGGTTATGTCCATGGATTCCCCCAAGAATCAAGGCCGGGAGGCCGAAGCCCCCCAGCCCTGAGAAGAGACTGAGCGATCAGGACGCGTTGAGCTTGAGACGACTGCTCGACTCAGGCCGCAACCATCGACCGTCCGAACGGAACGAGAGGTAATAGGAAACCATTCCGTTGAGGGCGTTGTCGCCGAAGGGGTCGACCTGGGAAGCCATGCCCATTCTGTCGGCCACGATGTAGGACGAACGCTCGAGCAACAGGGCCTGGAAGCTCCCCGCCGGCGTTGCGTCGGTCAATGCGTCTGAGACCAGTACCGGATAGCCGAGAAGAGTTCCGAAGGCCGGTGAAGCCTGAGCGGTTCCCATTGCTGCCGGCTGGAGGATCGGTCGGCCGTTTCCATCCAGGAGCTTCATGGCGCTGGTGAACATCGCCGGCGACAGAATCCAGTTCTTTGGAAGTCCCCAGTACGAAGCCTTCATAGCGTAGGCCGTCGAAACCAGATCCTGATACGTCACGTCGTCCGTGGTGGTCTTCGTCGCGGGAGTTGTGTAGTCAGCTGGTGAGCTGGGCAATGCCGTGAAGTCGGTAGCCAGGAGGCCGTCGACATCGCCAGCAGACTGTGCCGCGGTGTTCGACATCATGCGAGTCTCAAACCATCTCGCGGTTTCTTCTGCCTGCTGCTTGAGGATCTCGCCGACGGCGTTTCCGCGTGAGTCCTGTAGGACTTCGTTCGTGACCCTCGTACGGATGCGAGAAGCATACGAACGGATTCGAGCCTTGCTGAAGTCTGGATCGAATTCCGCTGCCGGCTGCCCTTCGCCGGTGTAGGCGACGACACTAGCTCGAGCGCTCACCAAAGGGATCTCAACATCGTTCTCGTAGGTGCGAACGTCGACAGCGGATCGAATCGAACTCAAATTACCGAGCATCCGAATCGTCTCGTTTTGTAGATCGACTGGAAGTAGCGACAATGCGTTCCCGGTGTTACCCGTTGCGGTACTGGCGAAGTCGATGAACCGCTCCTGGATACCGCCATTCTTCACCGCGCTATTAAGATTGCGGATGAACTGCTCACGGCTGTTGAGTTCCGGCTGAGTGATCGACAGTTGTCCGCCGGACCCCTTGAACTCGAAGCTAGGCGATTCGATCGCCGCTTTGGCAGACGCGCGAACTTCTGCCGCTCTGATCTTCGTTTTGAGTTCCCGCACCTGCACGTCGGCAGTCTCAAGCTCGGTGAGCTGTTCGGTAGTCAATTCCCCATCGACGCCCAAAAGAACGTCGACACGCGATCGGGCTTCGTTTTCTTCAGCCCGCATACTTACCAGGTCAGACATTAGTCTGTCCTCCTAACTGTGAGCGGGCTCCCTCGTAGCAGCCTGCAATGACTAGAGACAATTCGCTGAGATGACCCTGTGTCACTTCGCGCATGCTCTGGGATTTAGTGTGAGTCCAGCGATCTCCGCCGTCCTCGATATAGAATCCGATCGATACCGCACCGCTCAGGTCACCCCGCTCAAGTGCTTCGCGAATGTCGGCGCGAGCCTCTGGGAGTGTTGCGGTGAACTCGAGTCCTTCTTTGCTTTCGGTGAAGGACAATGTGCCGGCGCCGACCCGTGCCAGGGGAACCCCGGTCTGATCGTGCTGCGTCATCAGTACGGTGTTCTCGTCGTAGCTCAGGGCGCCTGGCTTCATCTTCTCACGGAACGACCGCCCCACACCCGGAATCGGATGCGACAGCTGGTCGTACGGCACCGCTATGCCCCGAAGCTCATTCGCTTTGGTCGTCGTCGTCGTCGTTAGATATCTCAATTCCAGCTTCATCTTGCGCCCCTCCCGTCTTTTCTTCCATGTTGGGACCGACGAACATCGAATCCCCACCGTCGATCGGTGCCATGCCTAGCTCGATGCGTACCTCGTTCGGGGTCATCACGCCGAGCTGGATCGCTTCCTTGTACGCCTGCATTGATTCATTGAACGAACCGCGTAGCAGTGAAGTCGTGTCGAACTTGATCTTGTAGTCTGGGCCGTAGAGCTTTGAACTGATCTCTGATGACCAGGCATCGGTGTATGTCGCAAGCGAATCTGCGTACATGCGCGACTGCTCGGACGTAAACGCCGCTCCGCTTTCGCTGAACAAGATATACGGCGGGATGCCGTACACCCTGGCGATGTCTTCGATGGCTTGCTTGCGTCCTGAGATCCAGTCTTGATCGACTAGGCTCCGCCCCACCTGCGTGACCGTCGCTCCGTTCTGAGCGATGATCGGACGGAGCATTCCATCAGGACCAGAATGCCCGCTGACATAGGCGGAAGCCATCGCCTTCACCCCTGAAGCCCCTACAGACTCTGAGGTAGTGATCGCGATTTTGCCCATGCCCGGCATGCGGTACTGGCTGAGTCCAGCTGTCTCGAGCGAGCTGCTGAGCGCTAGTGTCCTGGCCGCTTCGGCTATAGGGCTATCACCCCAGAGCTGTCGAATGCTCGACGGCATCTTCAGGTGGATGATGTCCGCCGGTGATACGTCGCCGTACTCGCTCGTTGTGTAGTAGTAGCTTCCGTCGGCTGCGCGGTTGAGCTGACAGTCGGCATTGTTCAACGGGATGAACTGGTCGAATTCGTTGTTGCGTCTGCTGATCAGCGTGAACGAATTGCCCCAGAGAAGCGTCTGTGAGAACGTCCACCGCTTCCATTCGGTTGCTGTGTGGAACTCAGACGCCTGTTCATTGAGGGCGATCGTGATCGGATCTCGTCCGATGTCGCTCCATTCGTCGACCTGGTACTGGTATGCCTTCACCGGCATCCTGGCGAGGTCGCCGGAGATGACGTTCACCGCTCGACGAACCGCCGGCAATCGCATTGCATTGGGTGGGTACTGTGCAAACTGAGCTACGGCGTCTGCGTTCTCTGTGGGATAGCGAGGCCACCATGAACTGGTAGCACCTGCGCCGCCTACCGCGGTCACCTTTGGCCAACGGAAAAACCGTCTTAGGTCCAAACTCGTTCCCCCCGGAACTTCAGATTAAAACGCGATGCTATCGGGGTCTGAGTAGGCCCCTGGATATCTCGCGTTCAATTCCACGAGCAATCCAACCAGCTGCACCGCGGCCACGATTGGATCGATGATTCCGCGAGTCTTTCCCGCGGCTTTCGTCGGTCGTTGTGACCCTGATATATTACCCTCCAGGACGCAATTTGCCAAGGCGTATTCGGCAATCGGACAGGGCTGCATGACGACCTCTCTGTTGCGGACCATGCCTTCAAATATGAACGTCGCCGGCCCAAACGCCATGATGGTCTGAGGAAATGCTTTCATCGGTAGATCGGTCTCAGCGTTGTAGTTGTTGCCGAGCTGCCCCCATTCGTGAACGCTCAATTGCATGCCACCCAAGGCGTCATAGCTGATCTGCTGGAGGTCGGTTTTATCCTTGAGCTGGTGGAGCTTTTGCCTGATCAGGTCGTACTTAATGCTGTGATCACACACCGTCACATTGTCGTAGGTCGCCCAGGTCTCGAGGTTCCGCTGGTAGTCCCTTCCCTCTTCGCCTAGCTCACGGCGGATGATCCAGTGATGCCACCGGAGCATGAACTTGTCACCCTGATGCCATCCGTAGCACATCGAGCTGAGGTCGAAGCTCTTAGAGAAGTCGATAGAGCAATACGTCTTGGTGGTCTTCTCAGGGTAGAGCGGCACGTCTCCCTGGCAGTCGGTCCACATATCGCCCTGTAGCCAGTTCATATTTCGAGTCGTATATCGGCAACACTGGAACCGCTCGAAGTCGGCTAGCTTCCCCTGAGCCTGATACCCCTTGAGCATCCGGCGATAAGACTCGATCGGGATGACATGGCCTAGGCTGGGCTGGGCCTTGATCCAGGTCGACTCGTCTAGCAGGTCGTCGTCAGCGTCTAGACCGAAGAACGCCGAGAAGGTATCTAGCTCATCCCACTGATCCTCCTCGAGAGCCAGGACCGCTTCTTGTCGCCTGGTGTAGTACGGTGAGTCTCGGCCTAGGTCGATCCCGCCTGGTGTGGTCACTGAGATCATGAAGCTGTTGAGGTTCTTGCCTAGGGCACTCACGATCTTGACCAGCCAATCCGTCTTCATCTCAGACGACTCGTCGACCAGATAGGCAATCGCCTTAAGGCCGTCCAGCGTGCTTGCCTTGGCCGCGTACGTCCTCACCTTGCCTCCGGAGGCTCTGCACCGCATCTCACGTTCCGTCACTTCCCAGAGGGCCTCAGCACCGTTCTCTTTGTCTGTGTGGTCTCCCCATGCCTTGCGGGCGAAACCCTGGGCAGCTGTGTACGCCTGGCGTGCTTGTTGAACCGTGTTCGCTAGGCAGACGCAATCACCGCCCTGGTAGTAACTCGCGTTGTGGAGCATCAGCGTACTGGCTAGCGTTGTCTTTCCCGCGCCCCTAGCGACCTCGAGGAATTGAGATCGGTACCGCCGGCCCCCGGTCTCGGTGTTCTTCCAGCAGCTGGCGCCGGTGACCCAAGCTTGCCAGGGCTGAAGCTGGATCGGTTGGCCGCTCAGCTCGTGACCGTCGTAGATCAAGAGATCAGATAGTAGATCCTCGTAGGCGTTCCATTCCTTCCAATCAAAGTAGACCTCTGGCCGTTCCATGTCGTGGATGTGCCGCCGGCATGCCTGCATGATGTTTTGGTTGGCGGGAATTTCCCCAGCCACCACAGCCCGTGGGAACTCGTGCGGGTCAAACTGCTTTGGGCCGGTCGGCGTTTCTGACTGGGAATCTGTCATATTGATTCGATATTGCCTATTTGTGCCAGAATATTCATG